CTACCGTTAGTTAATACTCCGCTTAAAATGGTACCGGTAGTCGTACCGGCAAAAGTTTGCTGCGCATACGCTATACCGTTTCTGAAAATAACCACGGTGAATTCCGATGTCGGAGCGGTTACAACATCCAAGCTATATAATATGCTTTCCCCACCACTTAAATCAAAAACAACAAGCGTAGAAGGTGTTGCAACAACACGGCTCATTGACGACAAGTCCGGATCAATACTCGTGTATTGGTTGGTTACCTCGACAGTTTTAAACGCGAATCCTTTTTGACGGTGCATCCACATATACAGATCGTAGAACTGTGCGTTGCTCGTGCTCTTAATAAACGAACCGGAACTAAAGGTAATGTTTGCGTATTGTTCCTCTATTGCTTTTACAATAAGCCATACTCTAATAGCGTACTTTAATTCCTCGAAATAAACCCCGTTTATATTGACTCCCGAATCATATAGGTTAGCACCTACCGGATTAATTGTTCCGTCTGCGTTAAAATAGTTGGGTGGTGTTACGGACGAATCATAGAATAACTCGGTTTGACAAGAAACCAAAGGCATACAAAATGCGTCAGTATAAGTCGTACCTCCGACGGTTATATCTACACCGTCAAGTTGTAAATCGGTAAGCACGTTGGCTGCGGTATAGCCACGTTGAAAGTTGCTCAACCAAGACAACCCACCTAATTTATCTTCTCCTAAAATGTCTTTAAGATCAACGATGTTTCCAAAGAAAACAATGCGATAAGAGAATGGCGCGTTATTTTTCATATCAACCCCAATGAGTTGAACCTTCCCCTCTTGGAACGGTAGGTAGTTTAGCTCAAGTTTAGCGTCTACCTTTTTTCGTGCATCGAAAGCGTACGCATCGTTTATATCAAAATTGTAATAGTGCTTAAATACTTTGTTATTGACTTTTGAAGCCGGAATCGTAAATGCCTGGGTGAAGTTTGCAAATACGCTGCTTATATCTCGGACGTTTTGAATACTCTGCGTTAGGCTGATATTCTCGTCTTTGAATAAATCGAGCTTTGTGTCGTTTACATAAAGAGATACCGATACCATTATCTACCCGTTGAAATTAAATCGAATGCTTGTTCTACGACAACCTGATAACTTACCAGACGATCGTTTAGTCCGGTTTTAAAAGTGACGTTACTTGTGACTAAATTAACCGGTACCGGGAATCCTAAATCCGCGTCGTCAATCCAGACATATTCCGAAAGCATTAACTCTTGTAGCTGATTATTGATGTCGTCAATATCTGCAGTAATATAGTCGCTATTTAACGTGTATTGTCTTATACCATTACGGTCGTATTGTTGGTATTGGTGTCGGTAGCCGTTTATACCTCCGTTTGATGCGTTGTATTTAGATTTGAATTCGCTACCCTTAACGCTTAAAGAATTAACGGTCTTAGCGGTGAACCACATTTGTTGATGCACGCCAAAGCGATTAATAAAAGTTAATGGATAGTTTCCGTACTTACCGCAAGGGAATCTATTAATTCCGACAGTTGTAGTTGGCACGGTAGAATCCGAGCCAGAAAAACTAACGGTAGTTACCGAACTTCCCGAATTGGTAAAAACAATACCGCCCTGACCTTCCGGAACCCATAAATCTAAACCGGTAACAAGTGCGCCCGTTGGTAGATTGTAATTGTTTCCGTTGTAATAATATTGATAGGCATCAAAGGCATCGTAGGTTTGCGTATCTGTACCAAGAGAAGTGCCGCCGGAATTAAATAACTCTATCGTGTAGCTTATTGCGACCGCACCGCAATCGGTAGCTACAATTGTTCCGTCGTAAAGCGGCTGAATGTAATCTCTTACTAATTCCGATATATCAAATGTAGCCATAGTTGTTCCTGGCACTACGTCTTTAGTAATCGTGTATCTTAATGTACCGCTAATCGTAAGCGACAATGTACCGGTTGCTGCGGTAGCTAAACTGTAATATGCAAAGAACGGACTTCTAACCCCTATCGCTGTTGCCATTATTCTTTAAAATTTTGTTTGTTTATGAAATTGATGAACTCCTCTACGTCTAACGCAAAGGCTTCTGCTATTTCGTTTGGTAAATCTTTTACATACTTCTTAAACGGTGTCGTAAAGAATAGGCTTGGCTTTATACCGTTCTTATAAATTGACCGTGCGATTAAAAACGTAAGTGATTTACGATTTATGAATCGTCCTTTTTCGTCTCTCGGTGCTATTCCCTTTCTTACCGTCCATCCGTCGAGAGCTCTGCTCGGTGGCATCTTATCTCGGTAGGTGTACGGTGTGTTGTATTTCTTTTCGGTACCGCTAACTCCTTTGTCTTGGAACGTACCGTAGTCGGCCATCGATATATTGAACTGCAAACTATTCTGCGTTACCTTGACCGGTGATCCTTGTATTGAGTTTAATAGGTTTCCGGTAACGACTTTTTTACGTCGCTTTAGACCTTGTCTTGATTCTTTAACCACACGGTCTCTAAACGCTTCTAACGCACCCTGAACTTTGTCGGTATCTAGCATATATCAATATCGTTAGTGACCAGAATATCAAACGTACCCACGAAACCGGCGAGCGAATTATCGAAGCGTTCTACAAACGGCTCGAACACTACGTCTGCGTCTAGTTGGTATTTGTTTATGAATAGTGCGCCTTTTCTTAGCTTGGTAGCGAGTTTATTAATAACCACTAAGCAAGTATTTAATACGTCTTGCTCGTTATCGTTTCCTACAAACCAATCGGTCGTCTGAGACTTTGATGTATCTACTACATCCATTACAAAAACGGATAGATTGTAGACTAATACGTTATCTCGGTTTGTTACGGAGTTGAGCATAATATGAGCCAAAGGAAACATCGTCTGCTTTCTTAGATCGAGCTCGGTGATGTCCCCAAAAGAAACCGTGTTGATTGACGGGTCGTTTTCTAGCTCCTCTTTAATAGCTTGGGTTAATAAATAAAAACTTCTTATTGCTATGCTCATCGTTTAAACTTGCTTTGTTCTACTTCTTTTAATTCTTTATTGTATTCTAAGGCCGTTAGGCATTCACCCACGTTTAGACAAGTGACCTGTTCAATCTTTGTAACGTCTCCGTTACTGAGTATATATAAGGCATTGTACCAACCCCATTTCCGATTGAAGTTAGATACTGCTGATAAATCTCCTTCTCCTTCCCCTCCAAAGAGTCCAGGATGACGTTTTGTAAGTCTGTCCCTAAATTGTAAAAAAAAACAATGCTCGACAGTACTGCGTCCATCGGTGTGTTTACCATTGCGTCTAAGTAAGCATCGCCTCGGTATTTTTCAATCGAGTATTTGCCTTTTATCTTAGCGGTAATTGGTCGATAAAGAACCCCCATCGCTCGGTGAATGTTTTGCCAATCGCCTATGTAAGTGTCCAGATCAACGTACTCTCCGAAGGTCATATCCTCAAGGTTCGGAATAAACCCAAACTCGGTATCGCCCAATTTAAACGTGCGCACGAGTTCCGGACGTTCTTCGAACATCTTAGTCAGCACGTCTGTTATTCCGGTGATGTCTTTTATTCTGTAATCGAATATGAGCTCCTTTGGGAAGTCGCAGAAAATCTCAATCATCTTCATCGCCACGAAACGGTCTGCGTTTGGGCCGTCGATGTTCTTATCTACGATGGTAAGAAACTTCTGATACTTGTGTAACGGAATCTCCGATAAAGTGCTAGGTACGCTTAGTTCTATTTTCATACTATTGATTATAACGTAAAGATAATTTTTTTGAAGCACAAAAAAAGAGCGGCCATTTCTGACCGCCCCAAAACCAAACTAACTAAAAACTATGAATTAAATCGGCGTTACTCGACTTAACAGTTGCTGAAGCTCGAAGTTTGTTTTAGTGTACGCTTCTAGCTTGCTGATACCCGTGCGTTGTAACACGAGATTAATAAGGTATTTTCTAAAGTCCATTGTGTTCTAATTCGTTATACGCTTCCATTATTTTTTCTCTTACTCGCGTTATTTGGTCTTGGAAGTGATCCGGATCCATAAACGCGTCCATTGCTGATAACATTGCATCTGCTATCAAAATGTTACCTTGAGCTCGGCCTTTCCTTCTTGCGTTGGTCATACCTTCTACTCTTGCGTGTTCGTAAAGTTCCTTGTAATAGTCCATATTAAAAGGCATAAGGCTTAATAGCGTTTGCGATTTGTTCTAGTTCAACCTCTTGTTCGTTGGTTAAACCGTTCTCGTGTTGCATCTGTAATAGTTGCGACAACCGTTCTGAGTGTTTTTTGTAATCTGAATAAGTCATAATATCTGTTTTTGTTATACCCAAATATACATCTTTTTATTTAATTCACAAAATTTTAATTAAAATTATAATCCGCAATATCCAGAATCGCAATCG